TTCACGGGTCACCGGAAATAGTTATATTTATATTATAATTAAAACTTAAACTAGATGAGCTATACAAATTTTAACAGACATGAATCAATGAATTCAGAAACTAGAAAAGAAATCATGAACTTAATTAATGATTTAATAAACTACGATGAACAAATAGATAAAAAATTAAGAAGATCTATTGAAAACAAACTATATGGTTTATTTGATGGTTATTTATATGAGAAACTTCAATTGAATGCATTAGAATGTCCAAGTGATTTAGCAAGTAGAATTATGAAAATTTATCATAAATGTGCAATGTACCCAAAGTCAGAAACAATTGTATTTTAATTTGATATATAATATAATATTAAAAATAAAATCACAAGATGAACAATATTAAGAATTTTAACGACTTTATTAATGAGTCAAAAGAAATAAACGAAGGTACTCGTTCTCAATTTGGAAAAATTGATAAAAAAGGAAATATAACTTCAGTTTATATGCATTATGATGGTTATCCAGAAAACGTATTACCTATTTTAAGAAAAGGTTATAAAGGTGGAAAAAATGTAGATTATGTACTTTCACAAGGAAGTGGTTCAGGTCTTGAAGTAAATCCTAAGAAAATTAACTTTTATAAAGATGATAGAGATTCTCAATCAACTGGTAATGTTGCAACAATTGCAAATTATTTATCAGATGTGGAAGATGATGGAGGTGCAGAATACGTTTATTTATGGGATGAAAGATCAAAACAATGGATGATGGCTTCTTATGGTGAAAGAGACTTAAAGGTTGCAGAGGTTTAAAAAATTAAAAAAACAAAGTTATGAAAAATATAAAATTATTCGAAGAATTTATCAATGAAAATGATATAATGGTTACAACGCCAGCAGAACTTAAAAAAATGGCTAAAAAATTTAAACAAACCCATTATGACATGGCCTCCGGTGATTTTGAAGAAGAAGATATAGATGCAAACTTTAAATTTATAACAGACTTTCTTGGAACAGACCAAATAGTTGAAATAGTTGGAGGAGACCATTGGGCTAATCATCCTGCTGGAAAAGAATTAACAGACATTTATAATGATTTAATCGCTAAGATTAAAAACAAGAAAGACCATGAATTAGATTCAGGAGCAGACTATGTTACAGGTACATTAAATGGAGCAAAGGTAGTTTGTCAATACGATGGTTACAGTACCCCTACTCATTTATCAATTATGATAAGCGTTAATGACATTAAAAAGTTTGACATTAAAACAACACCTTTTGTAGTTTAATATTAGGAAGGTATCATTAAAAAGTTAATAACTAATTAGTAATTTAAAGGAGATTGTATGAAACAATCTCCTTTTTTAGTATATAAGTTTTAAAATAACTATATGAAAAGTATACTAGAAGAAGCAGATCAAATTATCAATCATAGAAGCGAAGAAAAAGAAAGACAATATGGCCCTTTCAGTGAGGGTATGGATAGAGCAGCATCTATTTTCAATGGCATGACTGGCTTAAAAGTTACAGGCAGAGAAATGTACATGGCCTTAATCGCACTTAAATTTTCAAGAGAAAGTTACAATCATAAAAGAGATAACCTCCTAGATGCAGTCGCATATATTGGAGCATTAGACAATTACTTAAACGGAAAAGAATGAAAATATTATTTACGGGCTGTACGGCCAAACAAACAGACGATGAAGCTTGGAAAAGAGCTAGAGTTAAAAGAATAGATGATAGTAGTATTATCTGTAATTCATTAAGAAAACAAGGTTACACAGTAGACAGAAAGAAAGTTAAATGGGGAGATGATCTTTCAGAATATGGACTTGCTATTGTAGGCCTTGGTCAATTTGGTTCTAACAATTATTCAGGTGAAATCTTTAACGCATTATACGCAATTAATGAATGTGATAATGTTTTAGTTTTTCATGAAGATTGGAAAATTGACGGTACTATGAAATCATTTAAATCAATGTTAGATGATGAAACTTACGAAAAGACTATAGCAAAGAAATGGAGTGACGGGAGACACTTTTATGGTGGAGTTGATAATCAACACTTTGATAAAGATATTGCAAGACAGGTTATACAAGATGTTATAGATGCAAAATATGACGCCATTATACCGGCATTTGATTGGGGTAATAAACAACTTGTTAGAGATATTATTGGCAGCAAAAATATTTATAATATAGATCTTACGCCTTATGTCCTAGAGAATTGGAATATTTCAACAACATATGCTTCTCAGATTAAAGAAAGAAAACACATGTTAGCTTCTCTTGTAAATCATAAACCATGGGTAAATAGAAATAAATTAACATGGCCTGTAGATTATTTTGGTGCTAAGAGTATTAAAGAAGCAAAACAATTAAAAACTGAAACTGATGTGTTTGAAGCTTGTGGAAAGTATTGGAGTATTTTATGTCCTGAATATCCACATGCAGGTAGTGGTTGGTTTAGAATTAGATGGGTTTATGCTGCAATTCAAAAGTCAGTACTTCTTTCAAGTGAAAAAGACACAGAGGCATTAGGTCTGCCTAAAGTTAAAGTAGAATCTTTAAGTAATACTGAATTAGAAGATTATGCGAATCAACTTTCAGAAACTGTACTTAGTTATATGTGGACAAAAGATGTTTTCGACACAAGAATTAGAGAAATCGTAGAGGCAGTTGGAGAAAATCTTTCAATTAGTTCACAACCTACCACTGGAATTAGTAAACAAACTGCGTTATTCTAATACAAATATAAAGAACAAAAGAAATGGCAAACGAAGATAATCAATGTGCAGATTTAGAGGTTAAAGACCACTACTCAGAAGGTAAAGATACTTTCGGCATGATTTACAATAAACAAAGAGAATTGCAAAGTAGATTAGGTTTAAATTATGAAAACCTAACTCTTAAAGAAATTGCAGAAATGTGGATGGTAAATAAACATGCAATGTCAGATGAGCTTAATGAAATGTTTGATGCCTTAGGTGGTATTAATGATGGAATTGGTTCAGCTGCTTGGAAATATTGGAAACAAGATAATAAGAAAGCAGAAACAATGACAGTTGCAGATCTTAGTGAGAGTGACAGGTTAGAATTATTTTATGAATGGATTGATGGCCTTCATTTCTATATGAATTTTGCACTTGCAATTGGAATGACTAGTGAGGATATTGTCAACCTTTATATGGCAAAACAAAAAGAGAATATTAACAGACAAGAAAGAGGATATTAATGCTATTAGATATTGAACAACGAGATAAAGAAGTAATTGTAAGCTATTATAACACAGAAGGTGAAGTAGCCTTTAAAAGATACCCAGTTGGTCAATTTCAAAATTGGTATGTCACACATGACAAAGATCGTTACAGACACGAAAGTGCACAGAATTGGGATGGTCGACCTGTTAAATTATCAAATGCAAGACAATATAATAAATTTTCTTTAATTTATTTTATAGATCAACTTCCAGAAGCTGATAAAAAAGAAATACTTGCATATAATAAACCAAGAACATATTTCGTAGACATTGAAACAGAGATTGTAGATGGCTTTCCTAAACCAGAAGAGGCTAAGACACGTATCCTGTCATTCTCTATCATTACACCAGAAAGAAAGGCTATAGTTTTAGGCTTAAAAGACTTGGATGATATGACAGGTATGCAAGATGATACTAACGAATATTTTAAATCATTGGATAGTGATTGGAGTCTTTCATATTATAAGTTTAAGAATGAATATGACATGGTTTATAATTTCATTCATAAGTTTATGCCTAAGTTTCCAATGATGACAGGTTGGAACTTTATTAATTATGATTGGCAATATATTGTTAACCGATGTAAGAGACTACAAATCGATATTAGTGAATCTGCAAAAACAGGTGCAGTTGATAGAATGGATGGCAGACCACTTCATATGGGAATACTTGATTATATGCAATTGTATGATAAGTATGATCGTTCTGTAAAGGTTAAAGAATCAAATACTCTTGATTATGTTTCTGGCCAAATTGTAGGTCTTAAAAAGATTAAATACAATGGCGGCTTACAGGAATTGTATGAAAAAGATTTTAGAAAATATATTTACTATAACATTGTCGATTCATGTTTAGTATATTATATAGATCAAAAGATTAAGGCAATGGATGTTCTTTTAACTCTTGCAAATATTACACAAATGCCACTTTATAAAGCAGCAAGCCCAGTTGCAATGACAGAGGCATTAATGGCAAGAAAGCTTAAAGAACAAAATAAAATTATTGCAACTGAAAGAAGAGATGACAATAGAAAAGACGGCAGTTACGCAGGTGCCTTTGTTAAAGAACCAATTGTAGGTTTTTATAGCGGAGTAAGTGCATTTGACTTTGCTTCTCTATACCCTTCTATCATGCGACAATTTAATATTTCTCCTGATTCTTTTGTTGAAACTGTTGAAAAACATGAAATAGAAGAAAAAAGAAAAAATAAAGATTATATTGTTTGTGAAAACGGTGCAGTCTACACAACTGAAGATTCTGTCTTGAAAAGAATCCTCACGGACTTGTATAGCCAACGTAAAGAATATAAGGCAAAATCCTTTGAGTATTTTGAAAAGGCAAGACTAATTCGAAAAAAAATTAGTCAGCTAAATTAGCCAACTTTTAAGTTATTCGAGATATATAGATTATCTAAAGAATAACTTAAACAAATGGTCAAAATTGACCATTTTTTGTTTTTAATAGGTTATTAACTATAATAACCGAGTAGTGTAAAATTTTTAAAAAAATTAAATTAAATATGAGCATTTTTAAAGAAAGAATAGAATACAAACCATTTGAATATCCTGAATATTATACAGAAGGTTGGCTTCCACAAGCACAGGCATTTTGGTTACATACTGAAATCCCAATGCAAAGTGATATAAAGGATTGGAAAGAAAATCTTATGCCACATGAAAGAAATCTTGTTGGTAATATTCTTTTAGGCTTTGCTCAAACTGAATGTGCTGTTAGTGACTATTGGACTACAATGGTTACTCATTGGTTTCCAAAACATGAGATCAAACAAATGGCAATGATTTTTGGTAGTCAAGAAACTATTCATGCTACTGCATATTCTTATTTAAATGAAACTTTAGGTCTTGAAGATTTTGCTGCATTCTTACATGAACCTACAATGGCAGATAAATTTGAACATCTTTCAGGAGTCGATTCAGATTATACTCACGAAGATTTACAAAAAAATCCAGCAGCAAGAAGAGAAGTTGCAAGAAGTTTAGCAACATTCTCAGCATTTGCAGAAGGAGTTTCACTCTATAGTTCTTTTGCAGTTTTATATTCTTTTCAGATGAGAAACTTATTAAAGGGAATTGGTCAACAAATGAAATGGTCAGTTAGAGACGAATCATTACATTCAAAAATGGGTTGTAAATTATTTAGACACATGTGTAATGAATATCCAGAACTTAGAGATGAAGTTAAAGGTGATGTAATTAGAGCTGCTGAAATTATGGTAGAAATGGAACATTCATTTATTGATAAAATATTTGAAATGGGAGATCTTGAAAATCTTAAAGCAGATGATCTTAAAAACTTTATTTTAAGAAGAGCAAATGAAAAACTTATTGAATTAGGTTATGACCAACATTTTGATTTTGATGTAGAATCAGCAAAAGAACTTGATTGGTTTTATCATTTAACAGGAGGAGTAGAACATAGTGACTTTTTCGCAATTAGACCAACTGCGTATTCTAAAGCAGGTGAAGATGAGGTCTGGGATGAAGAAGCAATTTTTTAAATATATAAATTATGGAATTATTTGTAGAACAAGAAAGCTCACCTAAAGCAGATAAAATTGCTGAAGAATTAGGTTGGGTTAAAGGCACTGACTATCCAGTTTGGGGCCACACTGAAATTTATTTAAAGACAATTTCTAAAGGATATTGTATGCAAGGAGAAACTCCAAAAGATGCTTATTGGAGAGTTGCTACTACTATTGCAAGAAGACTTAGAAAATCTGAAATGGCCAGTAAGTTCTTTGATTATATTTGGAAAGGTTGGTTAAACTTAGCTTCTCCAGTACTTTCAAACACTGGTACAGAAAGAGGATTGCCAATCTCTTGTTTTGGAATTGATGTTGCAGATAGTATTCACGATATTGGTTCTAAGAATCTTGAAATGATGTTACTTGCAAAGAATGGTGGAGGTGTAGGAATTGGTGTAAATCAAATTAGACCTGCAGGTGCTGAAATCACAGATAATGGAACATCAGATGGTGTTGTACCGTTTTGTAAAATATATGATAGTACAATTCTTGCAACAAATCAAGGTGCAGTAAGAAGAGGTGCAGCATCCGTTAATATAGATATTGAACATGATGATTTTTGGGATTGGTTAGAAATTAGAGAGCCAAAAGGAGATGTAAATAGACAATGTTTAAATATGCACCAGTGTGTAATTGTCAGCGATGGCTTTATGCAAAAGGTACAAGATGGCGATAAAGAAGCAAGAAAGAGATGGACAGCACTTATTAAAAAGCGTAAAGCAACCGGAGAACCATATATTATGTATAAAGGAAATGTTAATAGAGCAAATCCTGAAGCATATACTAAAAATGGTTTAAAAGTTTACATGACAAATATTTGTTCAGAAATCACATTACATACAGATGAAAATCACTCTTTTGTTTGTTGTTTAAGTTCACTAAATCTTACAAAATATGATGAGTGGAAAAACACAGACTTAATTAGAACAGCAACTTGGTTTCTTGATGGAGTCTTAGAAGAATTTATTCAAAAAGCAAAATACAGACAAGGTTTTGAAAATGCAGTTCGTTCTGCAGAAAAAGGTAGAGCACTTGGTCTTGGCGTTTTAGGATGGCATACATATCTACAGGAAAGAGGTATTCCATTTGAAGGTCTTACAGCACAGTTTGAAACAAGAAAAATATTCTCTCAAATTAAATTAGAGAGTGAAGCAGCAAGCAGAGAGCTTGCAACAGAATATGGAGAACCATTATGGTGTGTAGGTACTGGCATGAGAAATTCACATTTAAGAGCAGTTGCACCTACGGTAACTAATTCTAAGTTGAGTGGTAATGTTAGCCCAGGTATTGAGCCATGGGCAGCTAATGTATTTACTGAACAAACTTCTAAAGGTACATTTATTCGTAAAAATGTTTCACTTGTAAGTTTCCTAGAAAAAATTGGTAAAAATACAAATGCAGTTTGGAACAAGATTCTTGAAGATAATGGTTCAGTCTATGGTTTAGATTTTATTGATGACTACATGATAGAACATAATATGTGGGGAGGTAAAGTTACTGAAAAAATAGAATGGGAAAGTTTAGATAAAATGGAACAAACTAAATGGGTACCTGCAAAAGAAGTATTTAAAACATTTAAAGAAATTAATCAACTTGAACTAGTTAAACAGGCTGGAGTTAGACAACAATATATCGATCAATCATGTAGTCTTAACCTTGCATTTCCAAATAGTGCAAGTCCAAAGTTTATTAATTTAGTTCATTTAGAAGCCTATAAACAAGGAATTAAGACTCTCTATTATATGAGAACTGAAAGCGTATTAAGAGGTGACATTGCCTCAAACGCTACTAGCGAAGATTGCGTATCATGCGATGGCTAAAATGTGTGGCGCTTCGGCGGCCACGCTTTAGGACCGTTTAATTACGGGATTTAAGAGGGAGATCGTTCGCTACGCTCCCTCTTTTAATATATAGACTATATGAAACCAGTTAATTTTTTAATATATGCACCATCAACTGAAGATCCATCCGGAGGTCAAATAGTATTATATGCTTTAAATGATTATTTAAATAGTATTGGCCACAATTCTAAGTTAGTGATTTTTGGCACAAGAATAAAATACAATATACATAACACTGTAGTAATTTATCCAGAAATAATTCCAGGAAATCCTTTAAATTCTAAACACACGGTTAGGTGGTTATTAAATACACCTGGTGTAATAACTGGAAAAAGCCAAGAATCAACATGGCATAGTAAAGATTTAGTATATAGATTTTCAAAGTCTTTTAATTGTAAAAGAAAGCTAGATGGAATATTAAGAATAGTAGACTATAAGTTAGATTTTTTTACAAATGATAAAAAAGAAAGAAACTTAGACTGTGTCTATTTAGTTTATAAAGGAAATAGATTTTTTAAAGAATTTAATCAGCATCCTAGAAATGCTCCTAAAATAGATGACCATAGAAAAAATCTAGCATTAATGAAAGAAATATTTAATAAGGCTAATTTTTTAATATCATACGATAACGCAAGTTATTTTAATGTAGCAGCCGCTTTATGTGGGTGTAATGTAATAGTTATACCTGATAAAAATATTTCACAAGAAGAGTGGGGTAGTACAGAACCTACTATGAAATATGGAATAGCCTATGGATATAATAATTTAAAACATGCATTAGAAACTAAGAAAAATGTAAAAGAATATTTGCAAACCTTAAAGGAAAAAGACGAAGAAACAATACAAGAATTTATTAAAGATTGTTCAAATAATTTTAATATATAACTTATGGCAAATGGAATATACAAAGTAACAGAAGAATTCGAACAAGAATTGGCTAAATATACAGGAGCTACTTATGTAATTACTATTGATAATATGAGCAATGGTTTATTTTTAGCATTATATTATGAAAACCAGGTTAAAGGTAGAACTGAAAAAACTATTAAAATACCAGCAAGAACTTACCCTTCGGTTCCTTGTGAAATAATACATGCAGGTCTAAAGGTTGAGTTTGAACCAGTTGAAGGAAAAACATTAACAGGAGAATATGAACTGAAAGGAAGTAACGTTTGGGATTCTGCACTATGGTTTAGTGGTGATATGTATAAAAAAGGAACTCACATGTGTGTCTCATTTACAGGCCCATACAAGCAATTTAAACTTTCAAAGGGAGGAGCAATATTGACAGATGATCATGAAGCATATTTATGGTTTAAAAGAGCAAGATATTCAGGTAGAAGAGAATGTTCATATCATGATGATAATTTAGATATGATAGGTTGGAACTTTTATATGATGCCTGAATTAGCAGCTAGAGGACTTTTATTAATGGGTCAATTTTATAACTTAGATGGTTCTAAAAAAATATTAGAAAGACTAACATTACCTTACCCAGATTTATCACAATTTAAAGTATATACACAATGAAATTAGCTTTATTTGGATATGGAGGTCATGCTAGAGAAGTAGCAGTTCAAATCGAAGAACCTGTCACGTTTTATGTCGATGACAAATATGCTAACGATATAGCAAAACCTATTTCAAAATTTAACCCTAAAAAAGAATTAATGCTTATTGCAATAGGTGAATCTAGTGATAGAAAAAAAGTTGCAGATAAATTACCTAAAGAAACTAATTATTTCACATTTATTCATCCTACCGCTCAGATTATGGATAGTAATATTGAAATAGAAGAAGGTAGCTTCATTGGAGCCAATTCAATTTTAACAACTAATATTAAATTAGGTAAACATGCCCTACTAAATAGAGGAAATCATATTGGACATGATTGTATTATTGGAGATTATTTTAGTGCAATGCCTAATTCAGTAGTAGGTGGTAATGTACATATAGGTGATAAAGTTTATATGGGCAGTTGTTCTAATATTAGAGAAAAAATAAAAATTACATCTGACGTTATAATAGGAATGAATGCAGGTGTAGTTAAAAATATAGAAGAATCCGGAATTTATGTTGGCGTTCCGGTCAAAAAAATAAAATGAAACATGAATAGATTTTTAGAAATAGGTAGAAAACATGGTACAGATAAGGTTTATCTTCATAATTACCATGAAATATATCCACAATATATTGAAAAACATTATAATTCAGAAGGTGGAATGGTAGAAGTTGGACTTTTAGGAGGAGCTTCTCTTAAATTATGGTTAGAACTTTTTCCAAACATGCACATTTATGGGTTAGATATTAATCCTCCCATGGGTATAGAAAGACATGAAAGGTATACACTTATAAAAACAGACCAAAGTATACAGTCAGACTTAGATAATGCCTTTTCTAAAATAGAACACCCAATATGGTTTATTAATGACGATGGTTCTCATATCCCTGAACATCAACTATTAACATTTAATACGCTTTTTCCAAAATTAGAAGTAGGAGGGGTTTATATTATTGAAGATATTGAAACATCTTACTGGACACAACATGGTCTATACGGATATACTACAAGATATGGTTTAGGACATCCTAAAAGCATAATTGAAATATTTAAAAAATCAATAGATGGTGTTAATCATAGATATTTATTGAATCCAGATTTTAGTGTAGTAAAACATCAAAAACAATTTCATAGTATTACATTTGCACAAAACTGTATTATAATTGTAAAAGGTGAAGAAAAGAATTATCCTTATCCACATGAACGTAATTTATAATTTTTGAAACAAATTTATTTATTTACATATAAATCTGTAAATAAATAAATTATTCAAGATGAAATTACAAATCGATCGCATAGACCAGCATGCATTTACAAGTTTTGTTAATAGACTAAAGTTAATAGACTCTTTTATCTATTTCAAAATTAAAGATGGTCAAGTTATTTCTACAGCATATTTACCACAAAGAGATGCTGTAAAACACCATTCAGTTCCTTTTGAAAGTATCTTTCAAACTAATGAGGTTCCTCAATTAGATAAGGAATTAAAGGTTGCATTTTTTGATGCAGGAAGAATCATTGAAGCTTTTAAACAATTTGAACACGACGCAATTCGTTGTGAAATTGAGTTTATAGAAAATGA